GCCCCGGTTCGCCACCGGCGCGGGCAGCGGCGGAGGCCACGGCGAGCCGCCGGAGCATGTGCCAGAGAACGTCCGGATCGCAAAGGAAATGGGCGCGGCCAGAGCGGCCAGCGCAGGCGCGACCAACGATGTGCTGAAAAATTATCTGTAAAGGAGAGTACCAATGAAGTTCAAAACGACAGAAGTGGGCGGGACCGTTGAAATCCTCGCGGCGGACGATTTTGACGCGATTCCGTTTACCGTAACCGAAACCGATGCCGTCAAGGCTGGGACTCCCATGACTATCCAGGGCAAGAAGACGGCCTCCGCCACGGCCAACGGCATTTTGTTGTATGACGTAGACCCGGCGGAGAACCCCAACGCCGCCCTGGTGGTCCGGGGCATCATCGACCAGAGGAAGGCGGAGAAGCATTCCGGCGTGACCTATGACGCCGCCGTGCTGAAGACGGCGGTCCCCGGGATCGTGCTCCGCGACAACACCGGCGTCAACGCCGCCGACACGAAGTAAGGAGGATCATATGGACCTGAGAGCGTTTTTTACCCCCGCCGCCATCGCGGCGCAGTGGAACGAGACGGCCTCCAACCGCGTTCCCTACCTGGGCGCGGGGCTGTTTCCCGCAAAGAAAAAGGCAGGCCTCGATCTGAGCTGGCTGAAGGGCTCCAAGGGCCTGCCCGTGTCCCTGATGCCCTCCGCATTTGACGCGAAGGCCACCTTCCGGGACCGCATTGGATTCAGCAAGATCGAGACCGAGATGCCCTTCTTCCGGGAGGGCTTCAAGATCAAGGAGAAAGACCGGCAGGAGCTGCTGCGTGTGGCGGATTCCAACGACCCCTACGCCCGGGCCGTCATCGAGCAGGTGTTTGACGACGCCAACAACCTGATCGACGGCGCGAACGTGGTGCCGGAGCGGATGATCATGCAGCTGCTGTTCCCCCAGGACGGCAACGCCGGGATCGCCATCAGGGCCAACGGCGTGGAATATGTCTACAACTACGACCCCCAGGGGACGTGGAAGGCCCGCAACTACATCGAGCTGTCCGGCGCGGACCTGTGGAGCGCGTCCGCCACGGCGGACCCCTTTGCGGTGTTCAAGACGGCGAAAGATACGATCCGCAGTGGCACCGGCACTGAGCTGACCATCGCCGTGATGAACACGGCCACCTTCAACATGATGGCAAAGACCGAGGCGGTAAAAAAGAGATATCTGACCACCAGCGGCCTGACTCTGGGCTACCTGACGGACGACGAGGTCAAGAACGTGGTCAGCGGCACGTCCCGCGTCCAGATCGCCATCTATGACAAGCAGTACAAGGACGAGAGCGGCATCGCCCATGCCTTCGTGCCGGACGGCTACGTGGCGATGATCCCTTCCGGGGACCTGGGCGGCACGTGGTACGGCACCACGCCGGAAGAGGCGGACCTGATCGCGTCCCCCACGGCGGAGGTGGAGCTGGTCAACACCGGCGTGGCCATCACCAGAATTATCGAGGAGCATCCCGTCAACACCAATATCTTCGCCTCCGAGATCGTTCTGCCCTCTTACGAGCGAATGGACGAGGTGGCCGTTATCAAGGTCGCGGGGGAGAGCGCCGCCGCCCTGGCAGCGGAGGAGCCTGCACAGAAGACCCGGACCAAGTAAGAGAGGAGGCCCGCCGGATGTACGCCGACTATGATTTCTATCTGAACGCCTACTATGGCGATGCCATCGCCGCAGAGGACTTCCCGAGGCTGTCTGAGCGGGCCTCCGACTACGTCAGGGCGGCAACGAGAGGTCTCTCCGATACCGTGGACGGATCGCAGCTGGAGGCTGTAAAAAAGGCTTCCTGCGCCATTGCGGAGGTGCTGCTGGATGAGAGCGTCATGACCGCCGCCGTCTATTCCGGGGAGCAGGCCGTCTCCAGCGAGGCGGTGGGGGGATGGTCCCGGAGCTTTCGGGGAGCGTCCTTCTCCGCCGCCGAGGCGGCGTACAACAATGACCGGAAGCGGGACGCGCTGCTGTTGTACCTGGGGAATCTTCCGGCCTTCGCGCCGCTGTTCAGAGTGAGGAGCTATCCGTGCCCGCATAGGGCGAAGGGAGGCGGAAGATGAGTATCCCGCGCAGGATGCACGTGCCCCGGAGGATGGGGCCGCCGCCTCGCCGTATGAATGCGGCTGGCATGGTTGGGAGCATGTTCCCCCATACCGTGACCCTGTATAACGTCGAGGTCGAGACCGACCCGGATACGATCAAGTCCACCGTCATCAACCATATCACCATCCTGCGGGGTGTATTCCTTGAAGCGTCAAAAGCCGTCAACGTGCGGGAGAGCGGCCTCGAGAGCGCGGATGCCGTAAATCTCTACATCCCCTTTGGTGTGGAGGCTGTGGATGGTTCGACCGGTAAAGCAAAAAAATATCTGCCGCCGGTAGAGTTCTGGCGCACGGAGGACAAATCCGGCTTCTGGACGTTGGCGATCAGCGCGAAGGGCTCCAATTTGAACGGCTACACCTTTTTTATCAAGGGCGTTGCGCTGCCGCCGGAAACGACGCCCCAGGGGAAGCCTGTGCGGCCGGAAATGGTGGTGGATGTCGTGGAAAGCATGTACGACCACGTCTACAACATCACAAAGGTCGATGAGAAGGATTTCGGCAGCCCGGACATGCAGCACTGGGAAGTGGGAGGGGTGTGAGATGGCTGGATTTCAATTCAAAGTGGACGCGAAGGCGTTCGCAAGGGATCTGGAGAAGATCGACAAAAGGATGCGGTTTGCTGGAGAGGGCGCGGAGCATACCCTTGCAGTCCAAATGGCAAAGGATACAGACCCGTATGTACCGGCCAGAACGAGATCGCTTGCGAATAGAGTGATCGTGTCGGAAGACACCATTATTTACCCCGGTCCATATGCCCGCTTCCTGTACTACGGCAAACTGATGATCGATCCCAAAACAGGCAGCCCGTTCGCCACAAAAGGGGCAACGAAAGAGGTCACAGGCACGGACCTGAATATCAGCCAGGCGGTCCACGGAAAGGCCCAATCCCACTGGTTCGAAGCATCCAAAGCCCAGAACCTGGACAAGTGGCGGCGCATGGCAGGGAGGGCAATGCAGCGTGAGTTCAGAAAATAGACCGGTAGAATTTGTTCCCGCGCAGGAAGAGGGCAGCATATCAAGAGCGGTCATCGTTTGGCTGAACGGATGGCTGAACAAGGATTCGGACGTTCCGATCTCCATCCAGATGATCGATTATGAGTTTATGCCAGCTGATAAGCCAAGCATGGCGCTGTCTCTGGTGCAGGGGGCGTACATCGTGGAGCGGTATATAGACGGCTCCTATGACGCGGACTATCCATTTAAGATCATATATCGAACAAAACCCGGCAGTCCGGACGCCCGTCTGAACGCCGATGAGCTTCTGGACAGTCTGGGTCAGTGGGCCAACGGGCAGACGCCCGATATCGGAGAGGGGCGTGAAGTCCAGACGTTCGAGCAGACCACACAGGCCGCCCTGTTTGCCCGCATGGAGGACGGATGGGAGGACCATCAGATATTTTTCAGGATGACCTATAAGGTCGAACCCTAGAAAGTGAGGAGAACATGGCAGAAAAAAGAAGCGCGTTCAAAATCTTTATGAACACTACGCCGAAGGAAACGTCCGCAACCTACAACATCATTGGCCCCGGTGTGACGGAGCTTTCCATCGCGTACAACCCGCAGACCAGCACCAACCAGTACATCCACGAGGATGTCGCAAACACCGACATGACCGGCTACCAGCCGAACGCCCCCGTGACGGGGCAGGCCGTCCCGAGGGACCCTGTTTTCGATTTTGTCAATGAGATGCGGATCAGCCTCCCCGTCGGCAGTGATGCCTATACGGACGTGGTGCTGGTGGACGTGTTCGGAAAGCAGACCGGCGGCGCTTACGCCGCCCAGAAACAGCCCGTATCCATTCAGATCGACAGCTACGGCGGCGCCGCCTCCGATCCCCTGTCCATCGGCTATACCATCAACTTGCGGGGCAGCGGCGTCAAGGGAACGTTCGACCCGGATACGAAGTCTTTTACGGAAGGG